AAGATGTAAGTCGAAAGTCTCACTAGTACTAAATGTTCCAAGATAAAGTCCATTTATATTGTTTGTATATCTTGACTTATAATTTCCTTTTGTCTCAGTCCAATAGTCACCCAACTTTGCATATGGTGTCATATCAAATGTTTGCTTTGATACTTTGCCCATATTGTTTGGTGCATAGTCTGAACCTGTACCTGTAATCCTGTCTCTGTTAATCACAACTCTTGGTGTTGAGTTATTGTCATAAATAGTTATTCCATTATCAGGATTTTGTAAACTAATATTACCAAGAAATGTTGTGTTGTCCGCATCCATGACTATCTGTCCGGACTTTATGTCTATGCCTGTTTGTTTTAGTCCTTCAACAACTTGCATGTTAATCTCATCAGCATGTTGCTTTATATATGACCAAGAAACAGCCTCATCTAATCTTCCAGCCATCCCGTCAATATATGAGTTGAATTGTGCTACCGTTAAGAAGTTCTCATTTGCGCTAAACAAAGCAGATGAAACATAAGTTGTGATATAACTTAAGCTATCTTCAACAGTTGTGCCATCACTTAACAAAACGCTTCCTGTCATTTGGTTTGCTTGTACTTTGTTCACCCTTCCCAATGGAGTTACTCCGCCTGAGAACCATGTATATTTATGACTATCTAAATTGAAGTCATTGATACCCTTATATTGTACGAACAAAGGTGCTAATAATTCACCATCAATAGACTTATAAGCAGATATATATATTGCGCTTTGTCTCTCTGTCTCTGCGCCTCTGTAACCAAGCATTGCTATCTCATCACCTTCTGCTACGTCAAGGTAACCAGTAAATTCATTCTTTGATATGTCTATATAGTGGCATTCCTGCATGTCCACATTCTCATTATTACCAACATTAATAGTTATAGGCTCACCATTGTTGTCCTCATTGTTTGTGTTGATGACTAATGCCCAATAATATTTGTTTGATGAATGTTCTATCCTTGGTTGACGTCTCTGTCCTGCATATTCAGTGTACATATATTTCTTGTCTCCACCCATATTGAAGTTTTGACAGAATGCTTGGTCGTCTTTTTTCCACATATTGTCTATCCTTGTGCCGTTGTCATTAGCCAAGAAATAAAGCCTGTAGAAACTGTTCATCTCTTCAAATTTCCTAACCTTGAAACCATTTGCTGGTGTGAAGATGACCGCACCACCGCTTGCCCTAACTTTATCTATCACAACCTCAAAGAAGTGTGCTAGTCCTGTTACAGTCAAGTTCTCAGTGTTTATCTCTTTTGCAGCAAGTTGCTCTATATATGCCTTCACAGTGTTCATCCAGTTTGCATTCATCTTGTCTGAATTGACATATGAGAAGTCACCATATTTTGCATTAACATATGAAGTGTTCACATATGAAGTGTTTATATTATCTGCCTTCACATCCATTGTTGTTATATGGTCTATGTATGCAGTGCCATTCACCTTCATATCACCATCTATGTTCTTGCTTCCATCAAAATATTGTCCCCATATGAAACGTGGTGTAAAGCTACCATTGTTTTCCTGTAATGAGAATTGTGATGAAGTTATTATGTTTGTGCCACCATCTTTTGGGGCTCCGTACATTTTAATGTCTATCATATTAATTATGCATTTATTTGTTGTAATGATATAGTTGCCTCACAATTACGTAGGTTTTGCTTTATGCTCAAAGGTATCACCTTGCCAAAATTATTTACAAAATAAGGTGCCATTCCCTTAATGCATGAATCATCTAATGTTGTCTCTATAATAGTCCTTGGTGTGTTGTATATGTTCCAATATTGGTCTATCCAAAGCTTTTCAGGCCTGTCTGTCACAGATTGAGTTGCATCTGTTATAGAAGTTGCTGGAGTTTTTGTAACAAGATTAATACAAGTATTCTTTGCTATGTTTGTCTCTATGCCTCTTTCAACTAATTCTTGTGTTGTAGGCATTGTGCATATGTCGAACTCTTCATCTTTTGTGTGTAATGTTCCATGTGATTGGTCTGATATATATACTATGTCTTTCTTCTTGTTTGAAACATCACTGCCATTATTGTCTGATATAATGCCAATTTCAAAGTCCTTTATCCATATAGAAGAAACATGGCTCCATACATTCTTCCAATTGTCATAGTATTTTGTGCTTCTGAACAAAGTAGGGTGTCTTCTTGTTATCTCATTCCATTGTTGGTTGATTACACCAACTATCTTGAAACTTACCTTTCCTGATAATCCATCACTCTTCTTTATTGCGACAGCCATACCTTTCTCATCACTAATCTTTCCGTTCACAGTGTTTGTAATAGGGTATTCTTTTCCAACTATGCATTCACCAATGTTTGGGTCAAAACCAAGCGAAAATGTTCTTTTTCTTATTCCTTCCACTGTTGGTAAGTTATCTTCTGTATACCAACCATATAATGGCTTTTGCTTGTCTTCATTGGCATATGTCTCAACCAAGTATTTGTCTCCTATCTTCAATTCGCATTCAACAACACCAAGCTTGTTATATATGTCAGTGTCATTCCAGTGACCAGAATAGTTGTATTCTAATTGTTGTGCAGCCTCAACATCAACATTAGGGTAAAGCCAATTTGCTGTTGGCTCTTGTTGCTCTAATGTGCCTGGAGTATATGTCTTCCAAAACTGGTGTGCATAGTACATATCATAAACAGGTCTAGGCCAATACTCATCCTGTTTTAAGTAGTCATATAATTGCTTGAACGTAGGGTTGTTTATTACCGTTGAGCCATAGAACCACGCACCATAGCTAACAGGTGAAAGCTCAATATTAGGCATCAACTTTATTGTTCCTTTGAAGACTAAATAGTTTGTTGTGGTATCATCAACAGGAGAATATTGTGCGCTTGTGTTACCTTGGTAGACCATTAGTCCTGCTGCTGTTTGAGTACTATCACTATAACCACTTGAACGGTCTATGTCTGTTTGTATTCTTTGTAGCTCTGCCTCGCTATCATCATTGTTACCATTCACAGATATGACGATATAGTCATTTGTCTTAATGCTTCCTTTCACTCCATTGTCATTAGTAAGTCTTGATTGGTTGCCTCTGTTCAATGGCTCTTCACATGTGCCACAAGATATGATAAATGGGAAGAACCTATAATTCTTCATTGCTTGAAATATACGTTGTAAGTTTACAGGGTTGTCATTGTTGTCCACCTCTATCCACTCATTGACGTCTATACCATTCCACATCAATTTCCATTTTGGGTTATGTGCAAGTTTGAAATACCAGTCTTTTCTTTCCCATCCGTCATAGCTTTCAACAATAGTATTTCCATTCTCATAACCTTGGTTGATTATGTTTACGAATGCATTTAATGCTGAACTGCCTGTACCATATGAACGATATTCACTCATCCAAAGCTGCTTGTAGTTTGAGAAATATTCTATGTCCTCAGATTCTAATGGGTCGCTAATCACAGTGTCATTAGTATCTAAATTCACCTTCAATTTTATTTGGTTGAAGGTGTCTGATATTGATAAGTTTGTACTATCATCAGTATAGTCATCTGCTGTTATTGTTGTTTGTGATAAGTTGACTGTCTTTGTTGTGTTGTCAAAAATATTTACAAATGTCTTATTACCACCTGCTTTTATTGTGTTCCAGTCAAATATATATAAGTCCTCACCTTCCTGTATTATATGCAGGTTTAAGTATTTTAGTATCTTTTCAAGTGATTCCTCGTTGTCGACTAAATCATCTTCACTGTCACCAAGAAAAACATCCATAGAAACACCAAGACTATCAAAGACGCTTGCTCCATTATATGTTTTTGACATATCATAGTATGTGTTTGTAGGTAACATCATAGCAAGATATTCTTTGAACGAAGGTGATTGCTCCTGTGATATAGTATTTCTCCATTCTGAGTGCTGGACGATATATTGGTATTCAAGGCATCCAAGCTCATCAGTGCAGTTTAATGTGAACTCATCCATGTTATGTGCATATTCTTGTGAGTAAGTATATGGCTCAATATAGCCAGCAAAGAGTACATTGTCATCCATCTTCACAGTGACCTTTGTTTGCTTTACTTGGTCTGAGAACAAAACATCACCAAAATATTGTGTTGTAACCAGATTAATGCTCATCGTCTTCTTGATAATTGAAGTGAACATGTCATCAATGCCATATTCTATCTCAACAGAATCAAAGCTTATCTTTATAGGTGAATCCTCATCATTCAAGTCATATTCTGCCATTCCAATTGGTGACCATATTTCTATAGTCACCAACCTTTCTTTGTTATCCTTAAAACCTCCACGTATAATTGTAGCCATGCTTATTTCTTATGTATTTTCTCGTAATTCTTTATTACACCAACAAGTCTGTCACCTTTTATTACAAATTCAACTTGTCCTGGCTCAATGTTTGTAGCCATCCTGTTTTGGTCTATTTCCCTGAACAAATTGTTTTGCTGGCGTTGGTTGAGTATCATCTCGCCCTTATTAGCTCTAACCAAAACATTATCACCAACTGTAGTGCTTCCTTTTACGATACCACCACCTTCATATGCTTGTAATGCGATTGACGCTGCATGTTGTGCCGCCATTGCTGCCATCATCTGAGTAACGAATCCTGTAGCAAGTCCAGTACCTATGAATGGTATTGGTGCATGTGCCAAGAATATTTGTGCTGCAGCAAGGTCTAACACTGAGGCTTCTAATGCTCTGTTTGCTGCGACAGCTGCGGTCTTTGGTGCCACTGTTGCTGTCTCTGCTGCTGCTTCTGCTGTTGCTGCTGTGCCTGCTCCTGCGCTAGCCGTTGCATTAGCTAATTTTCCTGCCGTTCCAAGATTAGTAAGGAAGTTGGCTAATTCCATGACTGTATTGACTGCAGCAAAGACGCTTTCTATTGTAGATATAGTGGACATAAGTATAGTCCAAGCATCTGCATCTTCTTCTATTGCTTGGCTTAATGATGATATAGAACCAACAACATTGTCTATTGCATGGAATCCATCAAGGTAAGTTTGTGCCTTTTCTAATGCATCAAGGTTGTCGAACTCAACCTTCATCTTAATCTTTTGCTCTTCCTTTGTTAGGTCCTTAAGCTCCTTTTGTATTTGATGGAATTCATCTGTACCGTATGGAGTAATCATTAGTTTTGCTTCAAGTGTGCTAATCTTTTCTTCTAATTCAGCCAATGAACCAACACCAATGCCCCTTAAGTCCATTTCAACCTTCAATGATATTGCATCCTGTTGTTTGCTTAATTCTCTTATTTGGTCGACTATGTCATAATATTCAGGTGAACCAACTGCTGTGACCTCAAGTTTAGATTTCAACACATTGATTTTGTCATTGAAAAATTTCAATGTGCCTTCTTTTACATTTGAAGTATCTGCATCAACTTTTAACTTAATCTCTTGCTCTTTTGCTTTCCATTCTTTCAGGTTATCAACAAGGTATTGGTAGTCCTCATCTGTCTCTGTACGTACATTTAGTCTTGCTTGATAATAAGCGACTTTGTCCTGTGCATATTGTAATGATCCATCACTGCCTTCTGATTTGAACTTTTTACCTGTAATAACTGCTCCATTTATTGCTGCTTGAACATCTTTCTTTACTTTCTCTAATGCATCTTTCTTTATTTGTAAGTCATTGATTTCTGCTGCATCAATTTTAGGGTTTAGCTTCTTAAGTTTTTCATCGATTTTGCTTATCTCTGCATCAATTGCTTCAAGTGAACCGTCCTTTGCTTTTATTCCAAGCTCTATTTCCTTTTTCTCAATGATAGCCTTCACCTTTTCAATATCAGCCTTTGTCTTCTCTATATCGATAAGTGATAATTTCTTCTTTGTGAGTTTATCTTGTAATTTTTGTAGCTCTTTTCGGTAATATTCTAAGCTGCCTTTCTCATAGTCTATCTTTGTCTTTGTTGTGTTGTTTGTGTTTACCTTAACATCTGTCTCAACTGGCTTAGTATTATCTGTTATCTCTTCTTTTACTTTCTCTGTCTCTATACCAAGGTCTTTCATGAAGTTAGACCATATCTTCCTTATCTTCCTAATTACTTTAGCGATAAAGTCATATATTGATTGCCATATCTTTGTAACTGCTTTGTATATTGCAGAGTTAGTAATCATATTGACCATTGCATCCCAATAAGGCTTGACTGCCTCCCACATCTTCTTGAAAAGTGCGATGATTACAGTGACGCAAGTATCAACTGCTTCTGATAAATAACCTAATCCATTTATTAGTTTTGTTGTTGCAGTAAGAAGAAGTCCAAGC